AACGTAGTCACGTTGTCACTTCTGGTAAGAAGGGTAAGAGAGCCTTTAAGAAAGCAGTAAAATCATTAGGTAAGAAGTATGGTCAGGATGCGGTCTTGACACAAACCAAAAAAACTGGTACAATATCAGCAACCAGAAAGGGTGGACTCGGCAAAGATAGTCAAGGTAAAAACGTTAAGAGAATAAAGGCAGGTAAATTTAAACCAGGCCAAACTTCACCAGAAGGTGATACTCAAATTAAAAAGAAAACCTTTGCTTACAAATAATGACAAACAAACCTTATGATGATTCTAATTGGAGAGAAGAGTACAAAGGGTACACTTCTAGCAAGTATGAGTTAGATCTGCTTGAGAATGGTCCTCATAGTCTTGCTCAATCTTGGATGATGGGTGCATTGCATAATAAATGGAAGAAGATGAAGGGTTACAAAGATCCTGAACCACCTGATGTATCATCCTCAATGAAGGAATTTTTTGATAAACAAAAGACAATAAAATAAGTGTCCACTAGGGGTCTATATGACCCCTTTTTCGTGTATGATACTTATATTGAAACGAATTACATTATGTTTGAGATCAAAATGACTGCAGATGAAATTATTGAAGGTTTGAGAAGTAATTATGGTAAAGAGTTCACTGCTGCAGATGTTCGTGGATTTTGCCGTATGAATGATATTGCTTATCAAACAGTCACTAAAAAGATTAAACAGTTTTCTGTTGGTCGTGGTAAGTGGAACCTAGAAGTTACCACAAAAGCAGTTGAGAATATTGAAAAGTCTTTCAGTGCTCCTGCTGTTGAACCTACAGTTACTCAAAACTTAGTTCCTGAAAAGGATGATACTTTTGTTAAGTTTGGTCCTTTCAATGACGTAAAGAAAGTAATACAGTCAAAGCAATTCTATCCTACATTCATTACTGGACTCTCTGGTAATGGTAAGACCTTTGGTGTGGAGCAAGCATGTGCTCAATTGGGTAGAGAACTTATTCGTGTAAACATTACTATTGAAACTGATGAAGACGATCTTATTGGTGGGTTTCGCCTTGTTGATGGGGCAACAGTTTGGCATAACGGACCTGTCATTGAAGCACTTGAACGAGGAGCAATCTTGTTACTCGATGAGATTGACTTGGCTAGTAACAAAATCCTATGCCTCCAACCCATACTTGAAGGTAAAGGGTTGTTCCTCAAAAAAATCGGTAGGTTTGTCAGACCTGCGGTAGGATTCAATGTAGTTGCAACTGCTAATACAAAGGGGAAAGGTTCCGATGACGGTAGGTTCATCGGTACTAATGTTCTTAATGAAGCATTCCTTGAAAGATTCCCTGTAACCTTTGAGCAGGAGTATCCACCTGTTGGGGTAGAGAAGAAAATCCTTGGTGGTGTTGCTTCACAGTTGGGTGTTACTGATACTGACTTCCTTGCACGTCTTGTAGATTGGGGTGACATCATCCGTAAAACATTCTATGATGGTGGTATAGAGGAGATCATTAGCACTCGTAGATTAGTTCACATTGTTCGTGCTTACAGTATCTTTAATGATAAGATGAAAGCAATCCAAGTTTGTGTAAACAGATTTGATGATGAGACTAAGCAAGCATTCCTTGAACTATATGATAAGGTAGATGCTGATGTAGATCTTGACAAGTTGGAGGACAAGATGTATGATTAATTCATGGAGCTTACTTTACGATGAACTTTATGGAGATGATGAAATGACGGACAAGACTTACCCTGTTGAAAATGCTGAATTGAATGATGATAAGATAGAAATTAATATAGGAACTGGGAACACTATTTTTAATGTTCCTGATAATGTTCCAGATCCTGATGGAGGTATTAATACCTCTCAAGGATATAAACTTGCAGATGATGAAGTACTCACCATAGATGGTGGTGATACTATCAATTTTGATGATTCACCATTATCATTCAGTACACTTGCTGATAATGATGATTCAATAGCTCATCTTATTGAAACACCTACTGGTGGTGATTTTGTTAATTTTGATGTGGGGGTAGGAAACACAGCATATACTGCAGGTGTTGATACTCTTAATCTAGATTTTTCTTCCTGTTATGGTGTGGGGGAGGATGTAGTTACATTTGGTGATACAAAAACACCAGGAATAGAAACAGACAATCCTAGAAAATATAAAGAGGATGAGTCCATCAAAGCTCTTCAGGATTATATTTCTACCACTTATGGTGGACATTATACTTCTGACAATAATAACGTCCAGACACTTGACCTTATAGAATCTGTAGGAGATGCAGAATCATTCTGTCGTTCTAATGCAATCAAGTATCTAAGTCGTTACGATAAGAAGGGACAAGCAAAACGTGATATACTAAAAGCACTACATTATTCACTCCTACTTTATCACTTCAGTGGGCAACTCAATGAAACTCCGACCCGTGGTTATGAAACTTTCTGATTCAACTCTCTCTTTATTGAAGAACTTTTCGACTATTAATCAGTCGATTCTTTTTAAGCAAGGAACTAAACTTCGTACTATTAGTGTGATGAAGAATATTCTTGCAGAAGCAACTATTTCTGAAGAATTACCAAAGGATTTTGGTATCTACGATCTTAATCAATTTCTTAATGGATTGAGTTTACATAATAGTCCTGATCTTGATTTTCAAGAAGATAACTTTGTTGTTATTAAAGAGGGTAGATCTAGATCTAAGTATTTCTTTGCTGATCCTCAAGTAATTGTAACTCCACCAGAAAAACCAATGAATCTTCCTAGTGAAGATGTATCTTTTGAGTTGAGTACAGATCAGTTGGATAAGTTGCTTAAAGCAGCAGCAATATATCAACTTCCTGATTTAGCTGTAGTTGGTGGGAATGGAGTAGTAAAGATTGTTGTTCGTGATAAGAAGAATGAAACATCAAATGATTTTGCAATTACTGTAGGTGAGACATCAAATTATTTCTGTAAAAATTTCTCATTTAATTTTAAGGTTGAGAATATTAAAATTCTTCCTGGCAATTATGAGGTAGTAGTTTCTCAAAAACTTTTATCTAGATTTGTTAGTAAAAATCAAGATCTAACTTATTTCATTGCATTAGAACCAGACTCTACATTTGAATAATGTAGAGTTATGGAAATAATTGATAATTTCCTATCAAAGGAGGAATTTGAAAACATAAAAAATTTTATGGAAAGTGTTGATTTTCCTTGGTTTTATAATGACCATAAAGTAATACGTGGTGATGGTCAATTTCAATTCACTCATACTTTTTTTACCAATACTAATGATAAAGGAAAAAATAGTTCTTGGTTAGATATGTGGAATAATTATATCTATAAAATAAATGCTAAAGAATGTTATAGGATAAAGGCAAATATGAATATAAAAACCATTTCACATGAACCTTCACTTTGGCATAATGATTTAAAACATAATATTAATTGTCCTAGAAAAACTTCTGTATTTTATATAAACGATAATAATGGATACACAGAATTTAGAAATGGTGATAGGATAGAAAGTGTTGCAAATAGAGCAATTATTTTTGATAATAATTTAGAACATAGGGGAGTTAGTCATACTTTACCTGATCATTATCGAATCGTTGTTAATTTTAATTATTCTTAATTATGAGAGATGAATTTCTTTGGGTTGAGAAATATCGACCTAAGACAATTGAAGAATGTATTTTACCAGAACAAACCAAGAAGACTTTTTTGGATTTCCTAGATAAAGGTGAAGTACCTAATCTACTTCTTTCTGGTCCTGCAGGATGTGGTAAGACTACAGTAGCAAAGGCACTCTGCAATCAGTTGGGGGTTGATGTCTATGTCATTAATGGATCGGATGAAGGAAGGTTTCTTGACACTGTTAGGAATAATGCCAAGAACTTTGCGTCTACGGTATCTCTCACGAGTGAGTCGAAACACAAGGTTATCATCATCGATGAGGCAGACAATACCACTCCCGATGTACAGCTCCTCTTGCGAGCGTCTATTGAGGAATTCTCAGGAAACTGTAGATTCATTTTCACTTGCAACTACAAAAATAAAATCATTGAACCCCTCCATTCGAGATGTGCTGTGGTTGAGTTTAGTGTTCAGAAAAAATCTAAACAAGAAATTGCAGCAAAATTCTTCGGAAGATTAGTAGATATTTTAAAACAGGAAAATATTGAAGCAGATAAGAAAGTTTTAGCAGAATTAATTAATAAACATTTTCCTGACTGGAGAAGGGTATTGAATGAGTGTCAGAGATACTCTGTGGGTGGTAAAATAGATAGTGGTATACTTGCACATTTTAGTGACGTAAAAGTAAATGATCTCATTAAAAACCTCAAAGAAAAGAACTTTGCGGAAGTACGTAAATGGTGTGTCAATAACTTGGACAATGATCCTTCTGTATTATTGCGTCGCATTTACGATAGTCTTTACGAATCCCTTGTCCCTAACACTATTCCTGCTGCCGTTCTTATTATTGCAAAATATCAGTACCAAATCGCATTCGTCGCAGACCAAGAAATAAATATGCTTGCGTGTTTGACAGAGATTATGGTAGAATGTGAGTTCAAGTAGTAATTATTATGATTAGTAAAGAAAAAGTGAGAAACCAAGTGAAGTCTAGATTTTATTATATCTTCTGGGGTATAGCTACTGTATCTGTAGTATTTGGTCAACTATATGTTGGATCTGGATATAGGATATTTGCTAGATCATTAAATAGAATATTCGATACTGTTGAAGTAGAAGTAGGTCAAGATTACAGGAGGTATTACTAATGATTTTAGTATTCATTATCGTAGGATTATTATTCTTTATTATGGGGTATGGATTATACCTTACAATAGGACCAGGTAAAACAGATTTACGTGATCCCATTGATGAACATGCTAAGATGCATGAACTAGGAATAGCACATGGTCATGGTGGTAATAAAGATGCATATGTGATGTCTGGTAAACTAGACAATCATACACATGATGACTGAAGAAGAACTAGAAGAACAAAGACGTATTGATGATGACTATAATGTAGTTAATCATTATTATCGTGCTAAAATGATGCATCCCAATATTCCATTCTATCTTCAAGATGAAATGGGAAATACTTATGAGTTTAAGTGGGATTTAATCTATCAGTATATTGCTAAAATTACACAATGAAAGCCTTGAAGACTCCACTCAGATATCCTGGTGGAAAATCTAAAGCAATAAAAACATTATCACCTTGGTTTCCTAAAACAATTTCAGAATATAGAGAACCTTTTATAGGTGGTGGATCTATTGCTATTGAAATAACTAAATCTAATCCAGACATTCCAGTATGGATAAATGATCTCTATGTGCCTCTTTATAACTTTTGGGTACAGTTGAGGGATAGGGGTGAAGAACTGTCTGAGAGGGTGCGAGAAGAGAAGCAGAGGACGTTGGATGAAGGTGATAAGGATAAAGTAACTGTAAAGGCAAAAGAACTATTCAATAAGTATAAGCAAGAGATTGATACCTATGATGACTTTGAGAAAGCAGTAGCATTCTTTATAATGAATAAGTGTAGTTTTTCAGGACTCACAGAGAATAGCACCTTTTCACAGTCAGCATCTAATTCTAATTTCTCTCTTGTAGGAGCAAATAAACTTTCACAGTTTTCTAAGTTAATTAAGAACTGGAAGATTACGAACGTTGATTATTCGGAAGTAATGAAAGAGAATGGGTCAAGAGATACTTTTATATTTTTAGATCCTCCATATGATATTAAAGATTTCTTATATGGAAAAAATCGTGAGATGCATAAGAAGTTTGATCATGAGAGATTTGCTGATGACGTTTATAATTGTGTCCACAAGTTTATGATTACCTATAATGTTAATGATAGACTTAAAGAGTTATATAAAAACTACAATCTAAAGGAGTGGAAGTTGAGGTATTCTATGGCTCATCGTGGAGATAAAGGAACTGATGAGAATATTAAAACTGAATTGTTGGTTACTAATTATTCTATTGTTCCTATCACTCCTTTAGAGAAAGCAATGAGTATTCCTAATAATATCTATTGTTAAATTATGGAACTAAAGGATTGGTTAAATTCAATTAATTTTACAAAAAAAGTTCCTGAAGATCCACAGGAAATTAAATCATATTCTCCTTATATAATTAATCGTTGTTTGTCAGGACATCTTGATTGTATTATGTTTGCAAATGAGATGAATAAATACTCTTTCCTTGATAAAGATATGCAATATTCTTTTTATCTAAATACACTTAGGAAAAAGAAGAGATTCAGTCCCTGGCTCCGAAAGGAAAAAGTCACAGACCTTGAAATCATTAAACAATACTATGGTTATAGTAACGAAAAA